ATGGATATTGAAAAGGCTTATTTTTCGCTGCCCGAGGTTCTAAATCGTTGGTCCATTGCTGAGGATGATCTGATTTATCTCGCCGAGAATAACAATGTTCGGCTTTCGATTCGCGTCTTCAATCTATTTCTGGAGTTTGGCGACTACGATGCAGACATCGATGGGGCACTGTTTCGCGTACCCCATGAGCGGAAGAGCTTTAGCGGGCTTTTGGATCTGCACGCCTGCGATGTTTTTCATCTGTTTCGGGCTGGAGAGATCCATCTCAGCGAGTTTCGGTATGATCGGTGCGGTTATGCCTGCCTTCAGGATGCTCAGATACCCCAATATGTGGTTATTGGTGACCTTCTTCTGCGGCGAGCAGAACGGGATATCTATGAAGTAAAGTCAGGCTTTCATGCGGGAATTAGAAATGCGCCAGAGCGTACTTTTATTGCTTCGCATGGTTACAAAGAGGTGCGCTGCAACGGGCACCTGTTCCAGCTGGGCCCCATCCAAGCCGAGGTCGTTCGGGCGCTGCACGCGGCGGCCGAGGCTGGGCAGCCTTTTCAGAACGGGAAGCTGATCTTGGGGGCGGCCGGATCAAAGAGCCTCAAGATGGCGGATGTTTTCAAGTCCAAGGAAAACTGGCGAGAACTGATTCGGTCCGACAGGCGTGGAAATTACTGCCTGAACGTCGACTAGGCACTTTCATATGCCCTTGGTGGGGGACGAGTGTGGGGGGTTGTGAAGGGGATGAGCGGTGGATGCTCATCCCCTTCTTTCATTTTTTCTATTAATTTCAAGGCTGCTCCCATCCCCCTCTGCATCCACCGCCGATCCCGACGACATCCCACATCAGTATTTTGCATCTTCGCTCTGTAGCCATCAGAGGAGAACGCGATGCAGCACCAAACCTGCCTCACCCAAAAGGAACTTGCGCGGCGCTGGACGATTTCGCACCGCACGCTGGAGCGCTGGCGTTGGGTCGGGGAAGGCCCCGTTTACATGAAGATCGGCGGGCGGGTGGTTTACCGTCTCGACGACATTCTTGCCTTTGAGCAAGCGCAGTTGCGCCAGAACACGACCTCGGTCGCCGGGGCAGGGGCAGCATGATGATGGCAAGTTTCAGGCCTGCTCATGTAGCGCCGATCCACGCATCGACCGACGAGATAGCCTTCTGCGCATGGGTGGCACAAGCCGCGCCCGGCGAGACGCTGGTCTACCATCGCGGCTTTCTCGCCGTCGATACCTTTGGCTCGGCCTCGCCTCTTTCGCCCGAACGCCGCTCAACCCTGCGTCGGACCGCCGATGCCGCGCTGCGCGCCGCCGAGCAGGATCTGGTCCACCTCGTTCAAGCCCGGATCGGCCCTGACCAGTTCGCCTACATCGCCGTTGCCCGGCGCAAGCCCCACAAGGCCGGCGCCTCCCTTTCGATGCGCCTGCTTGAGGCCGCCTGATCCCCCCATTCCCCGACAAGGAAACCCAAATGCCTTTTCCTGACAACACTCCCGACATCAACGAGCTGATCAATCTGCCCGTGGGTGAAATCGCTCTGCTGCCCGTGGACCTGCTCGCCGTCCTGCAGCGCGAGATCGACGCGGCCGCCAAACAGATGAAGGCCGTGACCACGCGCTTCAACACCGCGCTGGAGGTTCGGTTCGCCACGCGCGCCGCGAAAGAGCGCAGCGCTTTGGGCAAAGACACCGGCACGGTGCGCTTTGACGAGGGTGAATTCACCATCGTCGCCGATCTGCCTAAACGAGTGGATTGGGATCAAAACCGGCTTGCCGCCATGGTCGAGCGCATCCGCGCCGCAGGTGATGACCCCGCCGAATATGTCGAGATCAGCTTCAAGGTGCCGGAACGCAACTATGTCGCCTGGCCCGATGCCATTCGTCAGGGTTTCGAGCCCGCGCGCACGGTGCGGACCGGCACGCTGAAGGTCATGCTCGAGCCGAATGAGGTCCGGCGATGACAGTGCTTGCCCCCATTTCGACCTATTGTCAGGACCTTCCAAGCTTGATTGACCGAGCCGCAACCATGCTTGCGGGTGCAAAGTGCGCAGCTGAGGTTCTCGAAGCCCGCGAAGCGGCGGGTCTCGCCTACGATACTGCCAAAGGGGCCGCACGCCTTGGCCGGGCAAAAGCGGCGCATGATGATCTGGTCGCTGCGGCACACCGTGCCCAGGCTGATGCACTTGAAATCGAGGCCCTAGCCAAGCGCCGACTTGCTGATGAATACGATTCTGCGCAAGGGCGGGGCGAGGTTAAGCGTAACGGTGGCAACCGCAGCACTGTTGAAGACCGCAACACTGCGTCCGCTTCAGATATCGGACTGCGCCGCGACCAGATTTATGATGCCAGACAGCTTCGTGACGCTGAGGCGAATGACCCCGGCATCGTACGCCGCACTTTGGATGATCGCCTCGCGCGGGGCGAGGAACCCACTCGGTCGGCTTTGCGCAAAATGGTTGTCGATGCTGCCATGCGCGGGATGCGACCGCAGCGCCGCCCCAATCGTTGCAATCCGCTCTATGTGGCACCCACGCGTGAACAGGCCGCCTGGCGGCATGTCACTGGGATATTCCGCGCATTTGCCGAATGGGCCACCGACGAGAACCTTGCCCTTGCACGCAAGGGCATGCGGGAGGCGAGCGATACCCCATTTCACGCTCTCGACGCCAAGGCCATCGCCCAGGGGTCTACTGCTTTCACAACAATCAAGGAGTGGTCTGATGCTTGATAGTCAATCAGCGGCATTTGCCGAACGTGTCTGGGAGGTGGCCTCCCAGCTTGGAAACAACGCCCCAAAAATCGCCGATGACATGATGGAAACTGCGTTTCCACTCACCTGTACGCAGGCGCGGCAGGAAGGGGCGCTGCGGATGCTGCGCATCGGCGTCATCACGGAGGTAAAACGCACCCTACGCAACCGGAGCGACGTTCTGGGCCAGTCAGATTTCTCCGAGTTGAGCGAGAACTTTGCACCTCTTGTCCAAGACCTGCGCTCAAAGTCCTACTTTGTCGAAAGTGCTGAGGAATATGTCTCGATCTCTGGTCTGATCGCCGAGCCGGATCTGCTGGATGACGCACGCCGCTTTATGCGGCGCAAGGGCAAGGAATGCTTGGACGAGGCCGACCGTCTTGATGCGCTCTACGTGGCGGTGACCTGTAATGGTGCTGATGCATCTGCTGCAGCGCCGGAGGTGCTGGCATGATCGGCGCGCTTCCCATCATCACCGCTGATCAGCGGTTGGCCAAGCCTCGAGGGATCAAGGGCTGCATCTTCGGGAAATCCGGCATCGGCAAGACCAGTCTTTTGTGGTCGCTGAATGCCACGACGACCCTGTTCATGGATCTTGAAGCGGGCGATCTCGCCATCGAGGGCTGGCAGGGCGACACGATCCGGCCGCGTACCTGGATGGATTGCCGTGATTTCGCCGTGTTCATCGGTGGCCCGAACCCCAGCTTGCGCGACGATCAGGCCTACAGCCCGGCGCATCACGCCGCCGTTTGCCAGAAGTTCGGCGACCCCGCCGTGCTGGAACGCTACGAGACGCTGTTCGTGGACTCGATTACCGTTGCCGGGCGGCTGTGCTTTCAATGGTGCAAGGGCCAGCCTGAGGCGTTCTCGGAAAAAACCGGTAAGCCGGATGTCCGGGGGGCTTACGGGTTGCATGGCCGCGAAATGATCGCTTGGCTTACGCATCTGCAGCACACCCGCGGCAAGAACATCTGGTTCGTTGGCATCCTCGACGAGAAGCTCGATGACTTCAATCGTAAGGTGTTCTCGCCCCAGATTGATGGCGCCAAAACCGGGTTGGAGCTGCCCGGGATCGTCGATCAGGTGATCACCATGGCGGAGATTGCCGGTGCTGATGGGCAGCCTGCGCGCGCTTTCGTTTGCCAAACGTTGAACCGCTTCGGCTTTCCGGCCAAGGACCGCTCCGGGCGGCTCGACATGATCGAGGTACCCCATCTCGGCCAGCTGATGGCCAAGATCCACGGCCCAGTACGCCCCGCAGCAGCGCGTCTGACCTATTCGGCCGCTGTGCAGGACCAGCCAATAGAGGCTGCCGCTAACCCCTCCCACGTCAATTGAAAGGATAAATCCGATGACCGGACTCTGGAACGATTTTAACTCTGCGCAATCAAGCAGCAACGTGATCCCCAAGGGCACGCTTGCCAAGGTGCGCCTGACCATCCGCCCGGGTGGTTTCGACGACCCGTCGCAGGGTTGGACCGGCGGCTATGCCAAACGCGGCGCTACCGGCGCGGTTTATCTCGACGCCGAATATACCGTGGTTGAAGGGCTTTACGCCAAGCGCAAGATCTGGTCACTGATCGGGCTTTACAGCCCGAAGGGCCCCGATTGGGGCAATGCCGGGCGGGGCCTGATCAAGGGCATCCTGAACTCAGCGCATGGGCTCGATGACAAGGACAACTCGGCGCAGGCACAGGCCAAACGCCGGATCAGTGGCTTTGCGGAGTTGGACGGGATCGAATTCATCGCTCGGATGGATATCGGTTCTGACACCAACGGCGAAGACAAAAACGAGGTCCGCTCAGCCGTCACGCCCAGCCACCGCGATTATGCGCAGCTGATGGGGCGTGGCGGGGCAGCTCCGATGCAGGGTTACGGCCAACCCCCGGTAACGGGTGCGCCTCAGCAGGGTTATGCCGTCCCGGCTCCGGCCTACGCAGCACCTGCTCAACAACCGCAACCCCAGACGCCACAAGCCCCTGCGGCCCCCGGTTTTTCCGGGCGTCCCAGCTGGGCTGAGTGAGGGGGAGCAATCATGCGGCTGCGTCCCCGTCAGAAAACCTTTGTTGAGCGCAGCCTTGCTGCGCTCAACGCCCATGGCAACACGCTGGGCATCGCGCCGACGGGTGCTGGCAAGACGATCATGCTGTCGGCGGTCACCGGTGAGGTGATCGGCGACAGCGCCGCCAAGGCCTGCGTGCTGGCCCACCGCGATGAGCTGACTGATCAGAACCGGGGCAAGTTTGCCCGGGTCAATCCGGGCATGACCACGTCGGTTGTCGATGCCAAAGCCAAATCTTGGGCGGGTCAGGTGACCTTCGCCATGGTTCCGACTCTGGCCCGGATCGGCAATCTGGCGGGAATGCCGAAGCTGGACTTGCTGGTGATCGACGAGGCGCATCATGCGGTGGCGGCAAGCTACCGCCGCATCATCGACCATGTTCGCAATGCCAATCCTGACGCCCGCATCTTCGGTGTCACCGCCACCCCGAACCGGGGGGACAGACAAGGCCTGCGCGAGGTGTTCGACAATGTCGCCGATCAGGTGCGGCTGGGCGAGTTGATCGCTTCGGGCCATCTGGTGCCACCGCGCACCTTCGTGATTGATGTCGGTGTGCAGGATAAGCTGCGCACTGTGCGCAAATCGCTGGCGGATTTCGACATGGCAGAGGTCGCGTCGATCATGGACCGTGCTCCGGTCACCGACGAGGTCATCCGGCACTGGAAGGAGAAAGCGAGTGACCGTCAGACCGTGGTGTTCTGTTCCACTGTCGCCCATGCCGAACATGTTGCGGCAGCATTCAACGCCGCAGATGTACCGGCGGGGCTGATCCACGGCGATCTGCCGAGTGAAGCGCGCCGCGATATTCTTGCCCGCTATGCCGCCGGGGATATTCGCGTCATCGTCAACGTGGCGGTACTGACCGAAGGCTGGGATCACCCGCCGACCTCCTGCGTCGTGCTGCTGCGCCCCTCATCCTACAAATCCACCATGATCCAGATGGTCGGGCGCGGGCTGCGGACCATTGATCCGGAGGAACACCCCGGCGTCATAAAGACCGACTGCGTCGTGATGGATTTTGGCACTTCGAGTCTGATCCACGGCACGCTGGAACAGGAAGTCGATCTCGACGGCAAGACCGAGACTGGCGAAGCCCCGACCAAGGCGTGCCCGGCCTGTGGGGCTAACATTCCTCTGGCCTGTTTCGAATGCCCGCTCTGCGGCGAGGTTCTTGGCGCTGATGACGACGGCGACGCCGATGCGCCGAGGCGCGCCGAGTTGACCGGCTTCATCATGACGGAGATCGACCTTCTGAAGCGCTCCAGTTTCGCCTGGATCGATCTTTTCGGGGCCGATGACGCGCTGATGGCCAACGGGTTCAACGCCTGGGGCGGCATCTTTTTCCTCGAAGGACGCTGGCATGCGGTCGGCGGCGCAAAGGGCCAAAGCCCCCGGTTGCTGGGCATTGGTGAGCGGACCGTCTGCCTCGCGCAAGCCGATGATTGGCTGAACGAGGTCGAGACCGATGAAAGCGCCTTCAAGACGCGCAGCTGGCTGAACCAAGCCGCTACCGAAAAGCAGCTGCAATATTTGGCCCCCGCCTATCGGCAGGATTATGGCCTGACGCGCTATCATGCCTCGGCACTGATGACCTTCACTTTCAACAAGCGGGCGATCCGCCAGCTGATTATGGCGGCGGCTCCTGATGCGCGCAGGGCAGCATGAGCCATGTCGCGCAAATCCCATCCCCGCCCACAGCGGCTGAGGATCGACCGCTGCCTGCGCGCAACGGGCATCTGCGCCCAAGCCTTTGCGCTGTCTGCACATCTCCCACACAGGGCTTTGGTTGGTTCGATCCCCATCAGCCGCGCTCGCACCGAACCCGCCGCTGGTTTTGCTCCATGCCCTGCCAGGGGGTCTTCGCCATGCGCTTCAAAAGAGGACTGAATATGATTGGAACGACCGACGAAGAACGTCTCGCCATCGCGCTCGTGATGAAGCGCCTTGGACAGACCATGGACCAGATCGGCTGGAGCAAACGCCTGTGCGATCTGAACGAGACAGACGTGACCGCCCTGATCGAAGAGGTGCTCGAAGGCTACGGCGCCGAGATGTCGCGCATCGCAAAATCCCAGGAGGCGCCGTTCTGATGCTGGACTACAATTCCCGCCCCAGCTTTGCCGACAAGGTGAACGCCGCAGTCGACGCAACCCTGACCGCTGACAATGCCGCCCGCACCCCGCGCGATTATCTTGGTGGCTCGCGCCTTGGCCATGCCTGCGAACGCGCGCTGCAGTTTGAGTTTACGCATGCGGCCAAGGATGAGGGCCAGGAGTTCAGTGGCCAGTTGCTGCGCATCTTCGCCATCGGGCATGTCCTTGAGGATCTGGCGGTGGCTTGGCTGCGGCAGGCTGGCTTTGATCTCTACACCCGCAAGGGCAATCGCCCTGACGGCGGCCAGTTTGGCTTTTCTATCGCTGGTGGGCGCATTCGTGGCCATGTCGATGGCATCATCGCCGCAGGGCCAGAAGGCTTTGGGTTAGCCATTCCCGCACTCTGGGAATGCAAGACGATGAACGCGAAGAACTGGCGTGCTTGCGTCAAGGACGGGGTCACCAAATCCAAACCGGTCTATGCAGCCCAGATCGCGGTCTACCAGGCCTATATGGACGCGACAGTCCCCGGCATTAGCGCCGCGCCAGCGCTGTTCACCGCAATCAACAAGGATACAGCCGAGATGCACCACGAGTTGGTGCCGTTCGATGCCGATTTGGCGCAGCGGATGTCTGATCGCGGTGTGCGGATTCTGCAGGCCACCGACGCGGGCGAGCTGCTGCCGCGCATAGCCCAGAAGCGCGACTTCTTTGAATGCCGCTTCTGCCCATGGGCTGAGCGCTGCTGGGGGATGCCCGCATGAGCGACGACAACATCATCCACTTCAACCCTTGGCAGGATTTCAACGACGCACCCTTGATCGAGGACCCGTTCGGCGTCGAGCCGGATCCCGCCCAGATCGAAACCTTCATTGACGTCGTCTTCGGCTACTCCGAGGGCCTGATCCCGGTCCGGGGCTTTGTCGACATGGGTCAAGGCAAAGAGGGTCGACCTCACAATATCTGGATCGACGCCGATGCCACCGCGCAAACCAAGCTCGCGACTTTCGCCAATTGGGCGTGGCGCGAAGGCGCGGCCGTCTATGTGATCCCTGGCACAGTCACGGCAGCCGGACAGGCCAAATCCGCCGATGTGCTGCAGATGCAGGCGTTGGTCGTCGATCTCGACGCAGGTGATATCCCTGCCAAACTTGACCACCTGCTGCACCATCTTGGCCAGCCCACCCTGATCATCGAAAGCGGCGGGCGCACCTCAGAAGGTGCCAGCAAGCTGCATGTCTGGTGGCGCATGACCGAATCTGCCGAGGGAACGGCGCTGGCCGAGCTTTGCCGCCTGCGGGGTGAGATCGCCCTCAAGGTCGGCGGCGACACGCATTTTCGCTCCGCGCATCAGCCGATCCGGGTAGCGGGTTCAGTTTATCACAAGCACGGGCATCAGCGCCTGGTGCAAATCCGTGAGCACCACAGCACTGAAGTCGACCTCGACGAATTTGCCGTGCGTGTGGCGGAGATGCCGCCAATACCGGGCGCGGGGATGGCCAGCACCGGGACTGCCGCTTCCGGTAAGCCGACGCTGGACGCGGTGCTGACCACGCCGGTGCGCGAAGGCGATCAGGATGAGTGGAGCCGCTTCACCGGAGCCAGTGCCGCCATTGGGCATTTTCTGCGCATGGTCCATGAAGGTCGTATGTCGCCTGATGAGGGCTGGGAGGCAATCCGCGGCTACAATGCCGCCGCCCTTCGCCCCAGCTGGCCAGAAGAGCGCCTGAAGGCGGAATCCGAGCGCCTCTGGGCCAAGCACATTGAGAAGAATGGCCCGCCGCTGCTCAGGCTGGTCAACAACGCACCGGGCCCACAAGACGTGCCAGCCTTCTCGCTAGGTGCACTGCTGGACGACCAGAGCCCGATGCCCGCTGATATCATCGCTCCGCGCGTGCTGACGCCCGGTGGGCTTCTGGTGCTGGGCGGGGCACCCAAGGTCGGCAAGAGTGACCTGCTGGTCTCCTGGCTTGTCCATATGGCCGCTGGCGTGCCGTTTCTCGACTTCACACCGCCGCGTCCCCTGCGCGTGTTCTACCTGCAGGCCGAAATCCAGTATCATTATCTGCGCGAACGGATGAAGCAGATTTCGCTGCCGCAAAGGGTTTTGGCTGGCGCGCGCGACAACCTGGTCGCGACACCGAAGCTGAAGATGCTGCTCGATACGGAAGGCAGCATGCGCGTGGCCGAGGCCATTCGGCGTGCCTTCCCTGCCGATCCGGTCGACATCATCTGCATCGATCCAATTCGCAATATCTTTGACGGCGGACCCGACGGCGGCGGTGAAAACGACAACACTGCCATGATGTTCTTCCTCAAGGAGCGGGTCGAGGTTCTGCGCGATCATATCAACCCCGACTGCGGTGTCATCCTCGCCCACCACACCAAAAAGCTCAGCAAGCTGCAGGTCAAGGACGATCCTTTTCTGGCGCTCTCCGGAGCCAGTGCGCTGCGCGGCTTCTATACCTCTGGCCTGATCCTGCACCGTCCTGACGAGGAAAGCCCCCAGCGCAAACTGGAGATCGAACTGCGCAATGGGCCTGCCTTGGCACCGAAGCTGATCGACAAAGTCCACGGGGAATGGGTGGAGATCAATCCAATTAACGAGCGGCTGGTTCGGGTCGATCTTGGAGCAAAACACGATGCCGAGCGGGATCGAAAAGGTGAGGTGATTGTCACCATTCTTATGAACGAAGCCATGCAGGGCAAAATGTACACCATGACCCAGTTTGCCGAGGGCTTTGAGAATAAGGCGAGCCTCAGCGGCGCATCAGGAATTCGCGCCCGGTTGAACGTGCTCACGACCAAGGGCGTCGTAAAGTTTGTAAAAGCTGATGCGGCTACCGAAATTGGGCTGCCGCCCGATAACAGCAAATACGGCTACCTTTGCGTGGAGCATATGATCCTCGCAAGCGGGGTGGAGACCGTCGATGCGGACACTGGAGAAGTGCTGCCCGAGGCAATCCAAATCCTGCCCAGCCATTACAAATGCGCTCAAACCGGAGCTGTCCTGCCAGTCGAAAACCCGGCCGTTTGGGTCTATGCGGAGGGCGCAAATCCATGACTATTTCCCTCAGAACCACATGCGAAATTTGGACCACTTGGAGCCAAATTTGGACTTTTTGGGCCAAATTTGAACTCTTTAACAAATTTGAAATCTGGCTTTTTACGTCTGGTTTCAATGTCTTAAAGGGTCAATTTCAAATTTCTCTGGGGGGCCGGCCAAATCTGATGAGAAATTTGAAATACACGAATAATTTCAATACCTTATGCCAAATTTCAAATTTCAAAAAAAGTACCCCTAAGGGGGTAGGTGACCTCCCCGCTAAACGCGGGAGGATCACCACCTACCCCTGGGCATCGTTCTGGGACCCAAGTCTTGGACCGAACCCAAATCCGACGACGGCGGCCAGTACCGCCAAGCATCAACCGCCGTCGTCTTCCACCCGAGCAATCCACCCAAAAAGGAAACCGCCCATGGCTGACCTACCTCAACGCGCCACGATCCGAGGCGCAAGACCTGAATCGCCACTGCCGCCGCAAACGGCCCGTACAATCCTTGCCCTCGACCTCGGCACCACAACCGGCTGGGCTCTGCGCGGCTATGACGGGCTGATCACCAGCGGGACCGTCAGCTTCCGGCCCGGCCGCTTCGACGGTGGCGGCATGCGCTACCTGCGCTTCACCAACTGGCTGGGTGAGCTGGACCGCCTGTCTGGACCGATAGGGTCAATCTGGTTCGAAGAGGTCCGGCGCCACACCGGCACTGACGCAGCCCACGTCTACGGCGGCCTGATGGCGACCCTGACCTCATGGGCCGAGCTGCGGGGCGTGCCTTATCAGGGCGTGCCTGTGGGCACGATCAAAAAACATGCCACTGGCCGTGGCAATGCCGACAAGTTGGCCATGATCGCATCGGCCCGTTCGCGGGGCTTCAGCCCGGCCGACGACAACGAGGCTGATGCCATCGCCATCCTGCTGTGGGCACTGGAAACCCACGGAGGTGCGCGATGACCGGCATGCGCTTCACGCCCAAGGGCTACGGCGGGCACCGCCGCCAGCCTGACGAGGTCAAGCGAGAGGGCTGGAAGGAACAGGGATTGCTGGCTGTCGCCATCGACGATGACCGGCTGACCTGGCCTGAGCGAGAGCTCATTCGCCAGCTTGGCGAAAAACTCTATGGCAAGCGGCCCGAAGGGCAGGGGGTGCGCCATGGCTGACTGGACCCCAAGCATCGTCGAAGCCCGGCTGGCCGAAGCCGCATGGGTTCTCAAGCGCCTGCCCGAGCCACGCCTGTCGGGTTACTTCAGCACCTGGCCCGAGTTCGCCTACAGCTTTGCGGACAAGGTCGAACAGGAACCCAAGCTCATGCGCGTCCTGCCATCGCCCAAAGCCATCAGCCGAATGGAGGAGACGCTGACCTGGACGGTGGGCCTTGACCCGGTCGACGGCAAGATCATCTGGCTGCGTGCCTATGGAACGCGGTGGAAGGAGATCTGCTGGACAGTGGGTTTGCAGCGATCCGCTGCCAATCAGCACTGGCTTTTTGGGCTGTCCGTGATTGCGCTGCGCCTTAACAACCGTCGGTTCAATCGCAACCTGTCGAAGCAGAAGGTAATCAAACTGGCAGGTGCGGCGTAGGGGATCGTGCGGGATAGGAAAGTGTCCGCCGGACACTTTTCGAATGGACATAAACCGGCTCCCGAGGGTATGAATTGGATATACTCGGGAGAGGCGCGTGTAGAAGACTGCCCGTGCAAACGATCTTCGGGTGGATACCGTGGTGGACCCCAGAGTCCGAACCGGGGTCCAGTTCGGGGTCCAGCAAGCCGAGCTAGGGTCGCAGCGTAGTTTTGCGGGTCCCTTCGTGCCAGAACGGTATACGGGGGGGCGCAGAGCGGCATATCGCTAGCGTCAGGGCGATTTTTTTGGGAGTCCACCCCTCGTGAAGTCCACCTGAAAACCCTGAAATAGCACAATAAAACAGACACTTGTCTGGTGGACTCCGGGGTTGATGCCCTGGACTCCGGAATCCAGCTTGAAGCCAGTGGATTCCGACTTGGAGGAGTCCAGCCAGCAGGGCTCAGTTCGGCGGCGTCTCCTCCCAAACACGCCGCCAAACTCGCTCTGCGAAGAGCGGATAGGTCCAAGCTTTGCCTGCTCACAGGCGAAGCTGGATCTCCCTCACCATTCTGAGCTTGGGCTTCCAGAACGATGGGCAAAGACATCACGGTTTTGTGATTCTGTGCAAGCGAATAAAAAATAGGATTTTTTCATGACCCTCAGCTTCGCCCCGGAGCGCATCGAGCAATGGCCGCTCGTGCGCTTGCAGCCCTATGCCCGTAATGCCAAAACGCATGGCGCGGATCAGGTTGCCAAGATTGCCGCCAGCATGGCGGAGTTTGGCTGGACGGTGCCGTGCCTGGTCGCGGAAGACGGCGAGTTGATAGCGGGCCATGGTCGGGTGCTGGCGGCAACGCAACTCGGGCTGACCGAAGCGCCGGTGATCGTTTTGGGGCATCTGACCGAGGCCCAGCGGCGCGCCTACCGCATTGCGGATAATAAATTGACCGAACTCGGCGCATGGGACGAGGCGCTGCTGTCGGCTGAGTTGAACGATCTGCTGGCTGAAGATTACGACCTGTCGCTTATCGGGTTTGAGGATGATGAACTTGAAGCCTTGTTGGCGGGTGGGGGTGATCCCGAAGCCGCATCCCGTGACGGCGAAGACGACGTTCCAGAGGTGCCTGAAACCCCGATTAGCCGGTCCGGTGATCTCTGGGTGCTTGGCAAGCATCGGCTTCTCTGCGGTGATGCGACAGTGGCCACTGATGTGGAACGCCTGCTGGGCAATGTGCAGCCCCTGTTGATGGTCACCGATCCGCCTTACGGCGTCGAATACGATCCTGGCTGGCGGAACAAGGCAGGTGCCGCTGCGACCAAGCGTACCGGAAAGGTGCTGAATGATGACCGCGCTGACTGGCGCGAGGCCTGGGCGCTGTTCCCAGGCGATGTCGCCTATGTCTGGCACGGAGCACTGCACGCGACCACGGTCGCCGACAGCCTGATTGCCTCAGGCTTTAACATCCGCTCGCAAATCATCTGGGCAAAAGACCGTCTGGTGCTAAGCCGCGGCGATTATCACTGGCAGCACGAGCCGTGCCTCTATGCCGTGAAAAAGACCGGCAAGGGCCACTGGGCGGGCGACCGCAAGCAGACGACGCTCTGGCAGATCGCAAACAAGGATCAGGATGCAGAAACTGTTCATGGGACGCAAAAGCCGGTCGAATGTATGCGCCGGCCCATCCTGAACAACTCGAGCCCCGGGCAAGCCGTCTACGAGCCCTTCATGGGATCGGGCACGACGCTGATCGCGGCGGAAACGACCGGGCGAGTGTGCTTTGGGATCGAATTAAACCCAGCCTATGTCGATGTCGCCGTGAAGCGGTGGCAGGCATTTACGGGCCAGAACGCCGTTCTGTCCGGCTCGGACAAGACCTTCAACAAAATCAAGAACAAAGACGATTGAGGCATGAATGACCTGGCTGTACATCCCTCTGGCCGCGTTGCTGGAACCGCAGACGCATGCCTCTTCGGCCTGTCTCTCTGTTCCGGCGCAAGCGGTCTCGACCTCGGGCTCACCATCGCCATCCCCGGATATCGAACTGTGGGCTATGTCGAGCGGGAAACCTTTGCTGCAGCCACTCTCGTGGCGCGGATGGAAGACGCGGCCTTGGATCAGGCTGTTGTCTGGGACGACGTTGGAACCTTCGACGGCCGACCGTGGCGCGGCGCTGTGGATATCCTCAGTGCAGGATATCCATGCCAGCCATTTTCGATCGCAGGCAAACGGCTTGGCGCAGATGACCCACGCCATCTCTGGCCACATGTCGCCCGCATCATCGGTGAGATCAAACCGCCCTTCGTCTTCCTTGAGAATGTCGCACATCATCTCCGCCTCGGCTTCCCCGAAGTCGCCAGCGGACTGGTCAGCATGGGCTACCGCCTTGCGGCAGGCCTCTTTACGGCGGCGGAAGTCGGTGCGCCCCATCGGCGCGAGCGGCTGTTCATCCTCGCTATCCGCGAGGGTGACGCGCTGGCCGACCCCGCGCGCCTGCTCTGGGATCCGGTCGAGTGGCGGGAACCGGACGGAAATGATGCGGCTGTGGCCGACGCCGAGGGCGAGTGCAAACGAGAACCGGCAGACGAAACCAACGCCATCACAGGAAGCGGGCAAACACGGGATGAACCTGGCAACGAGCGCCGCGATGTGGCCGACGCCGCAGACCGACAGTTTCCGCAGCCGGGGTGGCGAGAGGCGCGACGAGAAGGGTCTGGACCAGATGGCGCGCGACTGGCCGACGCCTATGGCGAACGACGGCTGCAAGCCGAGCGCGGGCAACCGCCGGACGGCCGATCTGACCCACGCCAGCCGTATGTGGATGACGCCGACGGCGCGCGACCACAAGGACGGGGCGACGACATTGGCGAACACGCCGGTCAACGGCCTGCTTGGCCGCCAGGTCCTGGTGATGAAGGTGGCTGGGAGCGATACCTCCGATGTGCGCCGGACCTTGAACCCGCTGTTCGTCGAGGCGCTGATGGGCTGGCCCACCGGGTGGACCGGCTTCGCCTCTGTGGCAACGGTGTGGTCCCCTTGGTTGCAGCGCATGCGCTGCGAGCTCTGGCAGCTGAACTGCTGGCCGATGGATGAGGTGGCGGGGTGAAACAGTCGCGGACCATGTCGCTGGTTGAGGCCGCAACGAATGTCGTGGTCGGTTATGTGCTGGCGATCGCCACCCAGCTGCTGGTGTTTCCTTGGTTTAGTATTGAGGTCACGCTGCATGAACATCTGGTGATAGGACTGATCTTTGTGATCATATCCTTGGCCAGATCTTATGCACTGCGGCGGCTGTTTGACACAATTGCGGTGGTTGGCGTTACGCGGCATAATTCAAAGGATGACAGCATCTGATGAGCCAGCGAAAAAACTGAACCCTGCGAGGCCGATCGTGGTAGCGGACGAGCCTCGTCGGCTTTTGCCGAGTAACCTCGGCCTGTCACTTCAATACGCGTCAGATGATGATTTGGAAAAGCTTCGGGATGCTGTGCTCCAAGAAATGATGCGCCGGAACCTACCTCAGAAAGCAGACCCGGTGGCCCCTGATAAGCGGCGGATAGGTAAGGTCGATAGTACGGCCCATGATCTGACACGATCTCAGGTCAGCCTGGTGCGGTCATCGATTGAGGCAGGGGTCAAACCATCCGTGCTGTCAAAGCAGTTTGGCATCAGCCTCGCTGCAATCCGGGCGGTATTGGCCCAGCAATGACAATCTGTCGCTGGGCAGGACAGTCAGGTTGCTCCAACGGGAGTTGTCCGGTTTGGCCGTTCTGCGGGTTGACCTAAAACGACCTCAGTGATTTATGCTCCGCGTAAATAAGGGAGCCGATGATGACGATACCACAGCAGGATATACGCGATCGGCTTGCCAAGTTGGAAGCGCTCTTCGCCCGTGGTGCGACAGAGGGAGAGCGCGCTGCGGCGGGTGCTGCGCTCGAGCGTATGCAAGCCCGGCTGGATTTGGGTGGCAAAGCGGCAGCGGAACCGGAGATTGAGCTGCAATATTCTCTTCCCGACGTCTGGGCGGTCAAATTGTTTGTAGCGCTGTGTCGGAAACATGAAATAAAGCCTTATCGCTATCCTCGACAGCGGCGCACCACGGTTATGGTTCGGGTGCGCAAAAGCGAATTTGAACGTACGATTGCCGCAGAGTTCCAAAGCCTACACCGTGAGTTGACCGGGTATTTCAGCGAAATGGTGGAGCACCTGATTGGGAATGTCATGAAATCAGATGGTGACGACGAGACATTGGAGCAGCGTCAGATCGGAAGCTAGACATCGGCGCCATGACGTTTCCAAGTCAAGACAAGCGGTACACCCGCCCTCTCTCGTCGACCTTCTCGGAGGTGATTTTCAGGCCAAGCTTTTTCTTCAAAACGCCTGAAATTACGCCACGCGTTGTGTGATGTTGCCAGTCAAGGGTGGTGGCGATTTCATCGATGCTTGCACCCCGCTCGGCCTGAAGCATCGCTATCAATGTGTCCTGCTTGCTGCCGGTGCGTCTGCGGAGAGGTTCCCATGCGGGATTGGCGGCAATCCCTTCGGGCGCAGGCGCGTTGGTGATGCCAAGCACCACATACCCATGCAATGCTGTTCGCAATGTAATCGGCCCGCGATCCGCATCGTGGCGCCAGACCGTGTCGGGATCAGCGGCGACGATCTCCTCGATCAACCCGCGCTTGAGCAGGCTCTTGCAGACATTGCCCACAGCGCCGCCCTTGAGGCTGGCGGTGACGGGGAACACCATCCCGTCTTCGCGGGCGCAGGCTGCGGACAGAATGACGGATTGGGCATCGGACAGATGAATTTGGGTCATGACGGTCTCCGGTTAACAGGCGACGCGACATGCGTCACCTTCTACCGGGTGAAGCCCGCCAGTGGCGGGCTGACCTTGTGTTGTGTCGGGGGCAAAAGATCACGTTGCGTGTTCGCCCTCGCAGAAGGCGCTGTCGCTGATCTGGCGCAGCAGTCCCGCGTAATGGTTCAGGGTTCCGACATGGCCCCACTTGATCTCGTCAGGGTGGGCGTCGAAATGGTCTGCGCTGAGGGCTTTCAGGCGTTCGAGCATGGTGTCGATCTCGACCTTGGCAGCGAGGAAGGCGTTGAGGGCTTTTGAATTGTCGGTGGCGCGGCGGGTCATAGGGTTAGCTCCTTGAGCGAGTCGTATCGTTTTGTTGAGACAATCATCGCTCTGATGGGGTGATTATCGTAGTCAATTCAGTGCAATAATATTGCTTTTAGGTCCCTTGGCGCGGTCGGTGGCATCCACCCAGCCACCGTCTTGCCAGAGATAAAGGTGGCACAGCTGGCAGGTCGGATGTGGCAGGATTTGCGGCGCGCGCGGTGGATCAAAACAGTCGAGGGCGTCTGCCCGGACTTGCCGGATTTCTTTGGCGGCGAGGATGTCCTCGGGCGTCCAGCGCGCCAGTGCAGGCAGCATGTGGCTGGGGTAGCCATCATAATGGCAATAAACATGGGCCCAAGCGTCGGGACCGATTTGGATAGCAATCTGCGCGCGGGTGCTCATGGTCATTCCCCTCAGATCAGGTGCAAGCTGGCCAGCACCGCGCTGGCGGCAGCAAGCTGGGTGGTCGGCAGCTCAATCTTGAGATGCGAGATCACGTCCGAGGCTTCGGCGATGATCCCGTCTTCGCGCAGCGCGGCCTCTATGGCCTCGGCGACGGCGTTCGGATGCGAGCGGTCGAAGGGTGCGGGAAGCGCTGCGTGGTCTATGCGGATGGTTGTAATTGCGGTCATGATCTGGTCTCCGATCCGGGGTGATTTCCTGATCCCAGAATCGCTCCATCGCAGGGTGTAATCAACTCATTTCAAAGCAATATCATTGCTTTATGAAGGATACGGGGTTCGAGATGCAGGGCATGAGCGAGCGCCAATACGCGGCCCATGTCGGCCTGTCGCGGGGCGCGATCCAGAAGGCCAAGGAGACCGGGCGGCTGGTCCTGCATGCCGATGGCTCGATTGATGCCGCAGCCTCTGACCTGCACCGCGCCGCGATGACGGATCCGGCAAAGCAGCGTGGCAAAACATCTCCCGCCCCGCCACCCGCATCCAAGCTAAAGCCGGTTCCCGACACCGCGGTATCGGCGGTTGGTGACACTCTGCGCGAGAACGGTCTGGTGCCACCAGTCACAGGCGGCGGCACAACCTTCCTGCAGGCCAAGACCGCCAACGAGGTGCTGAAGGCGCAGGAGCGCAAGCTGAAGCTGGCCAAATTAAAGGGTGAGCTGATCGACCGCGACCGCGCGGTGGGGCTGGTGTTCCGGCTGGCCCGTGAGGAGCGCGACGCATGGGTGACCTGGCCCGCGCGCGCAGCGGCGCTGATGGCGTCAGAATTGGGGGTGATGATTGCGGATCAGGGAAGTCTTGAGCCCGTCATGATGCAGAAGGTGCTGGAAGCCTATGTCCTTGCCCAACTCGACACCCTCGCCGAGGTCCGCATCGACCTTCGTTGAGACAGAACCCTTCGATGGTTCTGATCAACTGCTGCGCAGCTGGGGCCGGGGCCTCCAACCCGATGCCGATCTGACGGTGTCGGAGTGGGCCGATGCGCACCGGATGCTGGGATCACGTGCCAGCGCTGAGCCAGGACGCTACCGCACGGCGCGCACGCCTTATATGCGCGAGATCATGGATGCGCTGTCGCCGAGTTCTGCCGTCCAGCGCATTGTGTTCATGAAGGCGGCACAGGTTGGTGCGACTGAAGCTGGGAACAACTGGATCGGCTTTGCCATCCACCATGCGCCGGGACCAATGCTGGCGGTGCAGCCGACGGTGGAACTGGCAAAACGCAACTCGCGCCAGCGGATCGATCCGCTGATCGAGGAAAGCGTGGCACTGCGCGAACTGGTTAAACCAGCGCGGTCGCGGGATGCGGGCAACACCATGCTGTCGAAGGAATTCGCGGGCGGCATCCTGATCATGACCGGGGCAAACTCGGCGGTCGGGCTGCGCTCCACGCCAGCGCGCTACATTTTTCTCGATGAGGTTGATGCCTATCCGGCCTCGGCCGATGATGAGGGCGATCCAGTCAGCCTTGCCGAAGCGCGGTCACTGACCTTCGCACACCGGCGCAAGATCTTCCTGGTCTCGACCCCCACGATCCGGGGGCTGAGCCGGATCGAACGGGAATATGAGGCCAGCGATCAACGCCGGTTCTTCGTGCCGTGCCCGCATTGTAGCCAGTTCCAGTGGCTGAAGTTCGAGCGGCTGCGCTGGGACAAGGGGCGGCCTGAGGCGGCGGCATACCATTGCGAGGGCTGCGACCGCGCCATCGCCGAACATCACAAGACGGCGTTGTTGGAGGCGGGCGAATGGCGGGCAACTGCTGTCGCCTCTGATCCCGGCACCGTCGGCTATCACCTCTCGGCGCTGTATTCGCCGATCGGCTGGCTCAGCTGGGAGCGGATCGTGCGGGCATGGGAGGCAGCGCAAGGCTCGGATGAAGCGATCCGGGCGTTCAAGAACACCATCCTGGGCGAAACATGGGTGGAAACCGGCGAAGCACCGGACTGGTCGCGGCTCTATGATCGCCGCGAAACATGGAAGCCGGGCATTGTGCCTGCAGGCGGTCTGTTCCTGACCGCTGGGGCCGATGTGCAGAAGGACCGGATCGAGGTTGACGTCTGGGCCTGGGGTCGGGGCGGCACAAGCTGGCTGGTCGATCACATCGTGATTGAGGGCGGCCCCGATCATCAGGGTGCGTGGGCCGAGCTGACAAAGCTACTGGACCGAACTTGGATCCACCAAAACGGTCCGCAGTTGCGGCTGGCCAAGCTCGCCATTGATACCGGCTATGAGGCTCCGGCCGTTTATGGCTGGTCGCGGCGGCAAGGGGTGGCGCAGGTTGCTCCGGTCAAGGGCGTCGAAGGGTTCAATCGTTCCAGCCCGGTTTCGGGCCCGACCTATGTCGATGTGACGGACGCTGGCAAACGCCTGCGCCGGGGCGCGCGGCTCTGGACGGTGGCGGTGTCCACCTTCAAGGCTGAAACCTATCGCCATCTCGGCCTGCCGCGCCCGACGAAGGAGGAACTTGCCGAGGGGGCAACGCATCCGCCGGGCACGGTGCATCTACCTGATTGGGTGGATAGCGAATGGCTGAAGCAGCTGGTGGCCGAGGAATTGGTCACGGTACGCACCAAACGCGGCTTTGCCCGGCTTGAATGGCAAAAGCTGCGCGAACGCAACGAGGCGCTGGATTGCCGGGTCTACGCCCGCGCCGCCGCCTGGATTGTCGGGGCTGATCGCTGGTCAGAGGCGCGCTGGGTTGATCTGGAGACGCAGGTGGCCGGGGACGGCAACGGCAACGGTGACGAGTCACAAGATAAGGTGGCCGCAGCAGGATCCATTCGTGCTGTGCGCAGTCCGGCGCGGCGCAGGTCTGTGGCGTCAAATTATATGCGGTGATTGGTCCAAGCTTAGCGCTGCTTCATTGCAAACAGCATTTCTTGAACTTCTTGCCGCTGCCGCAGAGACATGGGTCGTTGCGGCCGACCGGGGGTGCTGGATTCTTGAAGAACTCGGTCCAAGGCGCCACGCGCAGGTCGTTGCTGACCTTGCGCATCTTTTGCTGCTCGAAGAATGCATCTGTGTAGCAGTGCCATTTCGACAGCTCAGCGATGGAATCGGTGATCAGTCCCTCGCCGTAACGGGGGTTGCCTGGGGCACCGTTCGCATCACGCGTCGCCTGCAGATCTTCGAGGAAATGTGAGAAGTCGCAGTAATCTTTGGGGATCAGGCCTTTGTCGAAAAGCTCGCGAACTGCTTCGGCCATGTCATCAAGACCAAGATCGGAAACTGTCTCGGTCCACCCTGACAGCACATCTGTCGATGCCTTGGGGTGGCGCCTCCGGAAGGTCCGGATGAAATCCTCAATCGCGGGCCGCTGGTCAGGATGGATGTCTGCGATCAGGACAAGCGCATTCATCAGGGAGCTGCGCGCGAAATCGTCGGCTTGCAGATCAAGAATGGCCTCGAACAAGGGCTGCAGATCGCCGTCAAAGGTGCCCGCGATGACGCGAAAGCTGACTTCCGTCACCGCATCGCCAAGGGTGTGATCGAGGGTTCTGGTCGGACGGCGCAGCATGTGAAGCAAGGGGCGATAGGCATGAATAACCCGCCATTCGCCTAGCAGATAGAAGACCGGGATAAGGGCCATCAGATCAGCGCCGCGCATGGCGGACACGTGTTGGCGTCCGAGCCTCGCAACCAGTTCAAGGAAGATCGGCGTTATTGCTTCGCGCTGCTCGCCTGCAGCGGCCATGGCGGCCTTTGGGAAAATGTCGTCCCGCGCGAGGTCGCGCATGATTTCGGAGGGGGTCATGGGTTCGCTTTCAATGGAGGGCAGGCCAATCAACTGAAGCACTTTTAACCCAAGGGTCAATTCATATGCCGACAATCACCGACCTTAAAACCCGCCGTGAGGCACTGTCGGCACAGCGTTCCTCCGGCGTGGCACGGGTCAGTTACGACGGCAAGACCGTCGATTACCGCAGCATCGCCGAAATCGACCGAGCCATCGAGGTACTGGACCGCGAGATCGCAGCGGCCGAGGGGCGCAAGATTATCCGCCAAGTGCGTGTGATCACCAGCAAAGGGCTGTAACGCATGGGCTGGCTTGATGGCTTTCGCCGCCGGGGAACTGGCGGCCCAAAAGACGTGCGTGGGCGACTGGAAGGAGCAATGTCGCAGCGGCGCTTGCGGGGCTGGCAACCGCCCTTGGAGAATATCAACTCGCTGGTCGCCTCGGGCGGCCCGCGTCTTTTGGCGCGGTCGCGTGAGTTGGTGGTGACCAATGGCTATGCGGCAAATGCCTGTGAGGCTTTTGCGTCGAACCTGGTGGGCGACGGGATAAAGCCGTCGTCGCTGATTGAGGACCCGGCTCTGCGTGATCAGGTGCAGCGGTTGTGGCTTGCCTGGACCGATGAGGCGGATGCTGACGGTCTGACCGACTTCTACGGGTTGCAAGCGATGGTGGCGCGCGAGATGTTCGTTGCTGGCGAATGCTTTGTGCGGATGCGCCCGCGCCGGTCCGAGGATGGCCTGCTGGTGCCGATCCAGCTGCAGCTATTGCAGTCTGAAATGCTGCCCTTTGAGAAAACCGAGGTTGCCGCCAACGGCAACCCAATCCGCTGCGGGATTGAGTTTGACCTGATTGGACGGCGTGTGGCGTATCACTTCCGGCGCCGTCACCCCGGCGACAGCACGGACCAGACCCTGCCAGTGCCGCTGACGACCCGCGTTCCAGCCGAGGACGTACTGCACATCTACCGCCCCATTGACGCGGGGCAAATCCGGGGGTTGCCCCACATGGCGCCTGCCATGGTGCGGCTGTTTTTGCTCGACCAATATGATGACGCCGAACTGGACCGCAAGAAAACGGCTGCGATGTTCGCGGGCTTCATCACCAAGACAGCACCAGAAGAGCAGCTGATGGGCGAGATTGAGGCGACCGATGACAGCGGCGCTACGGTCAGTCTGGAGCCCGGCACGCTGCAGGTGCTGCTTCCGGGGGAGGATGTGAAATTCTCCAGCCCTGCCGATGTTGGCGGCGGCTATGAGGCGTTTCAATACCGGACACTGCTATCGGTCTCAGCGTCCTTGGGCCTGCCGTATCACTTGGTAACCGGCGATGTGCGCCAAGCGAACTATTCCAGCCTGCGCGCTGAATTGGTCGAGTTCCGCCGAAGGGTCGAACAGCTGCAGCACGGTGTTGTCGCGCATCAGCTTTGTCGCAGGGTTTGGGCCCGCTGGTTAGAGACGGCGGTGCTGTCGGGCGCCTTGGACTTGCCAGACTATGCAGGCTCGCCTGCGCGGTACCGCGCGGTGAATTGGATCCCGCCACGCTGGGATTGGGTCGATCCGCTGAAAGACATCCAGGCGCAGGTGCTGGCGATGGAGGCAGGGATTGTCTCGCGCCGCAAGGTTGTCGAGGCCACGGGCTACGACGTCGAGGAAATAGACCGCGAAAACGCAGCCGACGCGGCGCGCGTGAAAGCACTGGGCCTTCAGTACCGCACCAGCCCTGGCGAGACGCAGGGCGCGCGGGCCACGCCCGCCACCCGTCCGAACCCGGGCAAGGGCAACGGTGATGGCAACGGCAATGACGGTGACGGTGACGATGGCGCAACGGCGTCCGATCCCGCCACACAACAGGAGTAACATCATGAACAGCTGGTACACGATCCGGGCCCAAACCCAAACCCAAGCCCAAACCCAAACCCAAGCCCAAGCGATGGGCGCGGAGGTGCTGATCTACGACGAAATCGGAGCTTATGGCGTCTCGGCCAAGGGGTTTCTGGCGGAGCTGGGCGCGCTGCCGGATGGCACGCCGCTGGCCTTGCGGATCAACAGTCCGGGGGGGTCGGTGTTTGATGCAGTGGCGATCTACAACGCGCTGAAGCGTCATACCGGCACCGTCACGGTCTGGATAGACGGCATTGCGGCTTCAGCTGCCAGCTATATCGCTATGGCAGGTGACGAGATCATCATGCCCGAGAACGCTTTCCTGATGATCCATGATCCTTCTGGCCTTGTCATGGGCACGGCCACTGACATGCGCGAGATGGCCGAAACAATGGACAAGATCGCAGGCAGCATGACGCGAGGGTATGCCGCCAAATCTGGCAAACCTGAGACGGAGATTGCGGTCCTGATGGCGGCAGAGACATGGTTCGATGCGCAGGACGCGGTAGATCTGGGGCTGGCCACGCGCATGGCAGAGCCAGTCCGTATTGCCGCCAGCTTCGACATCGGGCGCTTCCGCAATGCACCGCCAGTGCTTGTCGAGGCCGTCGAGGCGGCAGAGGTTGGAGTGGGTGAAACTGTTGACAGTCACGACGGTATTCTGATCAGCGATCCGCCATCGCGTGAGGAGAGCGTCGAAGCTGCCGAGGCTGACCTTGAAGCAGGTCCAGACGCGGAACCCGCGCCTGGTCCAGAAACTCTTGCGGCTGACAAGACTTTTGATCGGGGTCCAGAACCAGCTCCCCCCTCTGATGGACAGAGCACTGTTGGGGTTGCCAACACTGCTCCCGACGCCAGCGCCATCCGCGCAGAAGCCATCGCGCATGCGTGCGCTGTGATTGATCTCTGCAGCCTCGCTGGTCAGCCGCAAATGGCGGGGAGGTTTTTGGAAGCGGGCAGGGGCCTTGAGGACATTCGCGCAGCCCTTCTGGCCACCAAGGCAGATACCGATCCTGATATCAGCAGCGCCCATGCCCAACCGGGCTTGGCAAGTTCCACTCACCCCTGGGGCGATGTCATCGCCCGCACCTTCAAGTTGAAAGGATAAATTTGCATGACCACGCTCACCGAAGGCCCACATCCAGGCGGCTTCCTCGTCTGGGAAGTGCTGCGCGATTATACCCGCGAAACCATCACAGTCGCCTCTGGCGCGGGCAAACTTGCCCCGGGCACAGTGCTCGGCAAAATCACCACGGGTGGTAAATATGCCGGTCTCGCACCTGCAGCTACAAATGGCAGCCAAAACGCGGCCGGCATTCTGTGGGCCGCTGTCGATGCCACGGATGCCGACAAGGCCAGCGTGGTGATCTTGCGCGGCCCTGCCATCGTGAACCGCGCTGAGATCATCCTGCCCGAGGCCGCCACTGAGGCGCAGATCACTGCTGCCATCACGGCATTGGCAGCCCTTGGCATCATTTTGCGCTGAGCGATCGGCGCAGACCCATCATCCCCAACTGAATAGGAGGTCGGCTCATGGCCACCATGGACATCTTTGAAGGCGACGCCTTCAGCATTATCGAGCTGACCCGCGCGCTCGAAAACATCCCCTTCAAACCTGCAATCTTGTCAGGGGCAAACCTGTTTGGCGCGCGCGGCGTGCGGGCGCGCACGATTATGATTGAGAGCCGCAATGGCACGCTGTCGTTGATCCCGTTCTCGGAGCGTGGCTCGGCTTACGAACAACAGGTCCCCGAACGGCGCGACATGCGGGCCTTTGTCTGCCGACAGTTTAAAAAGCAGGATGTGCTCTGGGCCTCAGAGATCCAAGGCATCCGTGACTTTGGCTCGGAAACCGCAACCCAACAGGTGCAGGCAGAGGTCGCGCGCAAGATGGGGCGGCTTAGGAACGACGCTGAGGCCACCTTCGAGTTCCACCTCTTCAACGGTATCCAAGGGGTGGTGAAAGACCCCAAGGACGGGGCGACGGTGATCAACTACTACACCGAGTTTGGCATCACGCCTGCGGTGGAAGTGGATTTTGACCTCGACAATGCCACCCCTGGCTCGGGGGCGCTGCGCAAACGCTGCCAAGCCCTGATCGAAACTGTTGAGGACAGTCTTGGCGGACTCGCCGCTGGACAGGTGCAACTTCGCGCTGAATGCGGCTCTGCCTTCTTTGCCGATTTGGTCGCCCACAAGGAAGTGCGGGAGACCTACCTGAATACGGCGGCTGCGGCTGATCTGCGGGGCCGTGTGGGGGAAGCGGTCAGCTTTGGTGGCATCAGCTTCCACCGCTACCGCGGCGGCCTTGGATTTGGTGTGCCGACCGACAAGGCCTATTTCTATCCTGAAGGCGTCGAGGGGCTGTTCGAGATCTATTACGCCCCCGCTGATACCTTCGAGACGGTGAACACGCTGGGCCAGCCACTCTACGCGCGGATGATCCCCGACCGGGATCGCGACGAGTGGGTGCGCCTCGAGATTGAGAGTAATCCGCTGCCGATCTGCACTCGGCCACAGGTGCTGCGCTCAGCACGGCGGACATGATGACGGCCTTTGCTGCTGCTGTCGGTGCGCTTTTCGTCGATGGCAACATCGGGCGCGATGCCGTCTATATCGCCGACGGAGGCGCACCGGTTCTGGTGCGCCTCATTGCCCGACGCGCCGATGACGTCACCGAGTTCGGCGATGCCCGGCTCTGGTCGGAAACGACCCGCGTTGATTTGCAGGTGGCCGAAGTGCCGAACCCGCGCCCCGGCGACAGGATCGAGATTGATGGCGATGCCTTCCTCATTCAGGGCGAGCCCGTCCGTGACCGCGAGCGGCTGGTCTGGACCTTGGATTTGCGCCCTGCATGAAACTGAAGCTCGCCATTGATCCTGACATCGTCGCCATGATGGCGGCCGAGGTGGCCGCAGGCGAACGCGCCGTGACTGCCGCCATGCGCGAGGCCGGAACGGGCCTGAAATCCGCTTGGCGGACACAGATCACCGGCGCTGGGCTGGGCACCCGGCTTGCCAATTCTATCCGCCTCGCCAGCTTTCCCAAATCCGGCGACAGTCTGAGCGCGGCAGCATTGGTCTGGTCAAATGCGCCGGTCATCGTTGGCGCGCATAACACCGGACCACTGATCCGGTCCAAGAATGGGTTTTGGCTTGCGATCCCGACAGCGGCCGCTGGCAAAAGCAGCAAGGGTGGGCGGATTACCCCTGGTGAATGGGAGCGCCGCGCTGGGTTGCGCCTGCGCTTCATCTACCGTCGCCGGGGTCCAAGTCTGCTGGTGGCCGAGGGGCGGTTGAATACCAAAGGCCGGGCTGTGGCGAGCAGATCGAAAACCGGGCGCGGCGTTGCAACCGTGCCGATCTTCCTGCTGGTGCCGCAGGTCAAGTTGCGGAAACGGCTGGACTTGGCGCGGGATGCAGATCGGGCGGTGGACGGTGTGCCGGGCCTGATAGTGACGAACTGGCTGGAGGTACACCTGGGCTGACGCCTGTAATGCGGGGCAAAACCGACCTTGGCGGGGGCAAGACGAGCGGCTGGTTTTAGCGGTTTACTGCACTCGCCCCTATAACTAATCAGCGTCAGTCGGAAATACCACGTGCGACGCCGCTGACGTTTGGGTGAACTGGCCCTTCTTAAGCGGTTTTTCGCGCTTTTCAGTCAAGAACCGAAAGATCACAAACATGCCCAATAGGCACAGAATTGCGCCTATAAAGATAAAGAGACCACCCGGCTGATTATCGCTCATAAACAGTGATGCCGTGATCGGCCCCGCAGTTGCGCCAATCGAGAATGACAACAGCAAGCCCCCGCTTGTCTCCACCATGCGCTCGTTTGGAACAACGTCGTTTGCGTGAGAAATGCAAAGGGCGTAAATTGGTATCATCAACGCGCCGTGGCAACCTGCTACGAAAAAGGTTGCCAGACCTTGTGGGACAATATCGAAGCCTATCACGAGACCTGTTACGACAGTGCCAAATGCTGCCATTGAAATAACAATCCGTCGATCAATCCGATCAGATGCCCAACCCAAAGGCCATTGCGATATAGTTCCGCCCAATACAAACGCTGCCATCAACAGCGCAACATCGGCCGTCCCCATGCCGCGACCTTGCGCAAAAACAGGGCCAAGTGACCAAAAGGCTCCTTCGACGATACCAGCAAGCAAACAACCTACAACGCCCACAGGCGACAACCTGTAAAGTGCCTTGAGATCAAGCCTTGCAGAAGGGACCGGAGACGGCGCAGGCGTCGGTGTCAAACTGATCGGCACAATAGACAGGCAGATCAGGATGGCGACCAGGATGAACAAGGTCGCATCCAAAGTATCAAACGAATTGACCAATAGCTGTCCAGCCATGGTGACGATGTTGCTCACAATGATGTAGATGGACAGCGTGCGACCTCGGTTTGCGTTGCTTGCGCTGTCGTTTAACCAACTTTCAACGACAATATAGAGCATCGCCAAACACGCACCGCTCAAGACGCGCAGGACACCCCAAAATAGAAGATCAACAAATAATGGAAACGCGAGGATCGTCGCCGTCAGCAACGCCGTGATACCAGCAAACGTTCGGGCGTGACCTACACTCATGATGATCTTGGGACCGAGAAAGCACCCGATTGTGAAACCGCCGAAATATGCGGTGCCAAGCCAACCGATGAGTGCGCTAGAATAGCCTTCCTGTGTCGCACGGATAGGTAACAACGTCTGGAAAAGCCCATTGCCGGCAAACAGGAGCGCAGCGCAACTTAGTATTGCGACAATAGTAACTGATGTTGTCGAGCGAGAAGTGATCATAAAGTGCGTTCTTTCGAGGCCGTGTTAGTGCCCAGTCATTTCTTATGCTGTCAAATGAAGCAAACCGAAGCATGAAAAGGTTATCGGTGCAGGTTGAAGCACTTGCCCTTTGAAGCCGCCGCCGACGAAACCATCAGTCTTGGATTAACATATGCCCACCACCCGCGAAACCATTCTAACCGCCCTTGCGGATCTCTTGCGGCTGATCCCGTTCGTCCCGGTTCTGCGCGGCGAGGTCCTGCCTGAACGCGTGCCAGCTGCAGGCCTGCTGATTCTACGTGATGGCGATCCGGGCGATCCGTCGGTGACGCTGTCACCGCTCCTATATCACTTCCAGCACCGCGCGGAGCTGGAGATCATTGTACAGGGTGTGGGCCGTGATGCGACTTTTGCCACGCTCTGCGGCCAGATTGGCGCTGTGATCTCGGCCGACCACACACTTGGTGGCCTCTGCGATTGGATTGAGGCGGAAGCGCCGCGCCCGGTCGATCTGCCCATCGAGGGCGCGGCGAGCCTGAAGGCTGCGATCATCACCATCGTCCTGCATTATTCCACCTCAGACCCGCTGGCCTGACATCCCACCACAAAAGGAGACCCCCATGGCACGTGCGCAAGGCGCGCGGGCGCAGATGGCGCTTGCGTTCGAGACGGTTTACGGCACCCCGCCTGCTGGCGGTTTCACCAAGATGCCCTTTGCCAGCACCACGCTGGGGTCTGAGCAGCCGCTCTTGAACAGCGAGCTTCTGGGCTATGGCCGCGATCCGCTGGCGCCAATCAAGGACGCGGTGACGGCGGACGGCAATGTCGTCCTGCCGATCGACGCCGCGACCTTTGGATTCTGGCTAAAGGCGGCCTTCGGCCAACCTGTGACCACCGGCACCGGCCCTTGGACCCATGAGTTCCGCTCCGGGGGCTGGACGCTGCCCAGCCTGTCGATCGAGACCGGCATGCCCGAGGTGCCCCGATTTGCCATGTATTCGGGCTGCGTGCTCGACACGCTCAACTGGCAAATGCAGCGTTCTGGGCTGCTGACCGCGACGGCAAGCCTTGTGGCACAGGGCGAAGCCGTCGCCAGCACGTCTGCTGCGGGCGCGCTGTCCGAACTTGCCCTGAAGCGGTTCGGGCATTTCAACGGAGCCATCACGCGCAATGGCGCGAGCTTGGGCAATATCGTCTCCGCCGAGATCACTTACGCCAACAGCCTCGACCGGATTGAGACCATCCGCTCGGACGGGCGGATCGACGGGGCCGACCCGTCCATCGCGGCCCTGACCGGCAAGATCGAGGTGCGCTTCGCCGATCAGGTGCTGGTCAACCAGGCCATCGCAGGCGATCCCTGTGCGCTCGAGTTTGCTTACGTCCTGCCCTCCGGCGAGAGTTTCACCTTCACCGCCCATGCCGTCTATCTGCCGCGCCCTCGGATTGAGATTTCTGGTCCGCAGGGCGTACAGGCCAGTTTTGATTGGCAAGCGGCCCGTGACACCACATTGGGCCGGATGTGCACCGCCACCCTTATCAACGACATTGAGGAGTATTGATCCATGCTGCGCCTGAACCTCACCCGTAAAGCCGAGTGGCTCGATCTGGCCCTTGGCGTGCGCATCAAGGTCGAGCCCCTCACGACGGCGATCATGGTCGCCGCCCGCACCGATCCCCGGGTGCGCAATATTGCCCCCGGCACCCCCGACGATAGCATCGCGGTGGTCTTTGCCAAATCCATCGCCACCCACGCCATTGTCGATTGGGAGGGCGTGGGGGACGAGAACGGTGTTCCTATCCCCGCAAGCCCTGAGGCCATCGACGCCCTTTTGGACCTCTGGCCGATCTTTGAGAAGTTCCAGACAGCCTATGTCGCCAAGGGTCTGGAGCTCGAGGCCGAAAAAAACGGATCACCGCCCTTGCCGATTGGGTCTTCGGTGGGGGCGAGCGCTACTGTGCAGCCTGCGAAGGGCATTGCGAAGACTGCCCGCAAATCCTGAACGCCCCCCATACCCACGAAGGCTGGCAGGTCTGGGACCTGGCACAACGTCTTGGCGGCCAAATCCGCGCAATACCCGGTGCCATCCTTGGCTGGGACATGACCGCAGCTTTGGCCATGGCAACCGCGCTGGGCATTTCTCCGCGGGCGGTCGTTGAGCTTCTGCCCGTGATCGAGGCCGCGATGGTGCGCGGCGTGACAAAACAAAACAGCCAGGCTGATATATCTGGCGATTAAAAGGACATCCCACCATGGCAGAAAAACGCGTCTCTGTCCGCCTCGCAGCAGTCGGCGGCCGCCAGGTGCGTGCAGAGCTGGAGGGCATTGGCGACGCGGGCAAACGGGGTTTTGGGCGTCTGTCGCGCGAGATGGATGCGGCCAACACCCGGCTTGCCGTTTTTGCGCGGCGGGCTGGCATCGCGATGGCGGCGGCAGCGTCTGCCGCAACCGCAGGGCTCGGGATCATTGTGCGCAATGCCGCCGAGAGCGCAGATCAAATCCGGCTGTTCGCACAAGTGGCCAATGCCACACCCGAGAGCTTCCAGCGCTGGGCGGCAGGCGCGCGCACGGTCGGGGTCGAGCAGGAAAAGCTCGCAGATATCCTGAAGGACGTGAACGACCGGGTTGGGGATTTCTTGCAGACGGGCGGCGGGCCGATGAAGGATTTCTTCGAACAGGTGGCCCCCCGCGTAGGCGTCACAGCCGATCAGTTCGCCCGACTTTCGGGGCCAGAAGCCCTGCAGCTCTATGTGACCTCTCTCGACCGCGCCGGTCTGAGCCAGCAAGAGATGACCTACTATCTCGAAGCCATGGCCTCGGATGCCACCCGCCTTTTGCCCATCCTGCGCGACGGCGGGGCCGAGATGACGCGCTTTGGCGATCAGGCCCGCGCGGTCGGCGCTGTTCTGGACGGTGAGGCGCTGGCCTCCCTGCGCCAGACGCAGATTGCGCTGGGCAGCCTGTCGATGGTGTTCGATGGGCTGCGCAACCAGATCGCTGTGGCCGTGGCCCCGGCGGTGACTTGGCTGGCCGAAGTCTTCGTGGCACTGGCAGGCGACGGCGGCGCGCTCCGGACTGCCCTTGAGGCGTTGAGTTCCAATATGGGGCGATTGGCCTCCTACGCCGCGGCCTTCGCCAGTCTCATGGCGGGGCGCTGGGTCGCAGGGCTGGCGGCTGCCGCCCTATCCGTCCGAGGCCTTGCGACCGCCCTTGTGATCCTTCGAGGCGCGCTCATCCGAACCGGGATCGGCGCGCTGATCGTTGGCGCGGGCGAGTTGGTATTTCAGTTTGGGCGCCTGGTGCAAGGCGCAGGCAGCGTGGGGGCCGCTCTCGGCCTTCTGGGGGATCTTGCCCGCGAGGTCTGGGATCGCATGCGTCTTGGCATGGTGGCCTTAGGCCTCGCCATTGTATCAGGCTGGGCAGAGATCAGCGCGAGCATCGCTGCCGCCTTGCAAACCGGGCTTGAAGCCGTGGTCGGCTTTGGCAATGCCACGCTGAACACATTCCAAGGGGCTTTTGATGCGATCAAAGTGCTCTGGGGTGCACTGCCCGCAACTATCGGGGAATTTGCTTATGGCGCTGCCAACGCAATGATCGGTGGTGTCGAAGCCATGCTGAACGGCGTAGCTCAGCGGATCGACGGGTTTTTGGAGGGGATCAATGCCGGTCTTGATGTCCTTGGCATCGAGAAGCGTGTGCCCCTTATCGGCACGATCGAACTCGGCGGGATAGAGAATCCCTTTGCCGGAGCGGCGGCGAATGCCGGTGCCGAGGCGCGCGCGGCGTTTCAGGCCGCGTTCTCAAATGATCCGATTGCGCCACCTGATCTGGGGCTCACCGCCGCCGCCGAGACGGCCAGGAGCGAGGCGGCGCGCCTCAGAGAGATGATGGGCGAGGTTGCGACGGCGGCGACAGCGCCCCTGCAATCTGTGGCGGCCTTGCGCACGGCGGTTGCTGCGGGAACGGCTGAGGCGGCAACCGGCCTCACGGCGGCGCAGAGCGCGACGACGGGTCTCAAGACTGCACTGGATGGCGCAAGCGAGGCCGCTGCGGGTGCCGGAGGTGCAGGCCGTGCTGCAGGCAATGCGCTGCGTGACGCTGCCGACAGCGCGAAGAACGCCTGGGAGGCCACGTCCGAGGCTGTCCGCGCGGCACAAGAACGGTCCCGCGAGATCGCGCAAGGTCTGGCACAAGATATCACTGGCCCAATCAAAGACGCGCTCAAATCCGGCGAGTTCACCTGGGAGACATTTGCAGGGGCAATCTCGCGCATCGCCCAAAACCTCGCCACCCGGCTAATCGATCTGGCCTTCAAGCCGATCGAGAACGCGCTGATCAATGCGTTTTCTGGCGGGGGTGGTAGCGGCGGCGGTGGCTTTCTTGCGAGCCTCTTTGGATTTGCGAAGGGTGGGGTGTTTGCGGGCGGCTCAGAGATGACCGCCTTCGCGCGTGGTGGGGTCGTCAACCGACCCACGGTGTTTCCCTTTGCGTCGGGCATCGGGCTGATGGGCGAGGCCGGGCCAGAGGCCATCATGCCGTTGAAGCGCGGGCGTGGCGGACGGCTTGGCGTCGAGATGAATGGCGATGGAGCGGCCCCCGCAGCCCAGATGTCCACGCGCATCATCAACGTGCTCGACCCCAGCGTCGTTGGCGATTATCTCGCCACGCCCTCAGGGGAACGCGCCATCCTGAACGTCATCCGCCGCAATCGTGGGGCCATCAATGCCTGAGCTGTATGACCGACCACCGCTCTGGGCCTTCCCCGCAGCGACGCAAATTACCGAAGTTCTGGAATGGCGCACCGATATCTTGTCAGCGCAGGCGGGCGAACAGCGCATCGCGCTGCGGCCTCGGCCGCGCGAGATCATCACGCTCCAACATCGCTGTGATGCCCTTGGCATGGCACGCGCCGCGGAATTGGCCCGCGCGGGGTTTGCAGCCGATTGGCGGGTGCCGCTTTGGCATATGGCCCTGCAGCCGACCGCTGATCTCGCACAGGGGGCAACCGAGATCCTGTTCGATACCACTGTGTCGGATTTGCGGGCGGCAGAGTTTGCAGCCATTGCCATCGATGGGCGCGAAGCCGTTCTGGTCGAGATTGCCAGCGTGGCGGCGGATCGTATCTTTCTGGAAGAACCGCTGGGCACGCAGCTGCCCGCACCATCTGTCGCTGCTGCGCGCATCGCCGTCGCCCCTGTACGGCAGGGCGCTCTCGCCGCTGCCATCGAGATCACGCGGCGTCGCCAGAGTGATAGCATGGTCACAGCGACCTTCCTGCTGCGGGATGCCTCCGACCTCACGGCCCCCGTGTTGCCGAGCTATCTCGGTCGCCCGGTCCAGACCAACCCCAGCCTTGTGCGCAGCCCGCTCAGCGCCAGCTTCCGCCGTGCAGTGGAATATGTCGACAATGGTTTCGGCCCCGTTGTGGTCGAGCCCTTGCGCGATGTGTTTGAGCGCGGTGAGGCGATCACGCTAAAGGCCCAAGGCGCGTCCGCGCGCTGGGCGCAGCGCCGTTGGCTCTGGTCGTTGCGTGGCCGCCAATCGAGCTTCTGGCTGCCAACCTGGGGGCGCGAGCTGCAGCTGCGGGCCGCGATGACCTCGGGATCGACGCTGATGCGCGTGGCGCCTGTCGCGGCACTGGCTGGCTATGTGGGACGGCCGATCTTGCTGGAGATGCCCGGGGCGCTGCGGTTCCGGACGATCACTTCAGCCGTCGCCGACGGGATCGACCACCGCCTGACGATCTCCTCCAGCCTCGGTGAGCCGGTTCCATTAGGCACAAAAGTGCATTTCCTGACGCTGGTCCGCTCTGACGCTGACAGGATGGAGATCAGGCATGCGGCGGTGGCGAGCGAAGTGACCCTGCCGGTTGTGGAGGTTGCAGGGTGA